AGTAAATAAAACAAAAAAAGAAATAGAGTTTAAAATACTTAATGATACATCCAAAGATGTTCCATTAGGAATTAATAATCAATTAATTTTACAATCAATTGAAAAAGTTAAATGTTTATTTTCTTAATAACTTGCAACCATGAGTAAGGTTTAAAGTTATCATATTCAAAAACAGTCTCCCAATCTCCAGTAAACTTTAACACTCTTTCATTAAAGTTTAATAATGAGAAATCTTGTTCTTTATGTGCATCGTTAGTTCCTTGTCCTGTTGCTGCACAATGAGCCAAGAACACCTGTTGGTTAGGGCAGTTCGTAACTATAAATCCATTAGGCTTTAAGATCCTACGCCATTCTTTTATTATATTAATTAGTTCATTATACCTAAAGTCCTCTAAGACATGGCTGCTATAAATATAATCCAATGCATTATCACATATAAAATTAAACTTTCTACAATCGCCTCGTAGTTGTTGAGTGTCACCACCCACGTTAGTGTATGGTTGAGGCATATCGAATGCCCATGCTGATTCAGTTATCTTTTGACCTCCATAACCAACATCCATGCCAATTCCAACACAATATTTTTCTAGTAAATGTTTGCTCCTTGATGTTTCTGATTCGTGATTCATAGTGATTGTTTTGTATAAATATCAAATTTACCAAATAGTGTTTTCCAAGATTTACTTGTTGATTGATTACTTGGATTTAAGGCTTTTGTAGCATTAGATGAGTCAAGGTTCAACCTTTCTCTTGCGAGGGCTAATAGCCCCATTCCTGCGTCAGCAATGTCGGGTGACATACCAAACCTAGATTTCATTTCTGTCTTTGGTAAAACTTTAATACGAAGGTTGAGATTCTTTTCTCCATTGGGGTCTAGTTTACGTTGGCACATTTCAACCATAAGGTCTGAACCAATACCTTTTATCTGACCAGTTCGCATATACTCTTTAGCTGAGTACCATATTTCAGATACATGGTTTACATACCTATCATGTGCTGGAGTTGGATCGTATGCGCTAACGGGTTTTTCTGATGCCCTGCCACCGAACTGTAGACCAAACACGTCCTTCGACCATGCAACAGATATAAAGTCACCTAGAGGACCACCAGCCCCAGATTTGTCATATCCAGCATTTTTAGGTTGGACTCCTCTAACTATGCATTCGTTCCTAAACCATTTAACAACCTGTTGAGATCTAGTCATTGTTTTATCAGTAACGTCCTCACTAAACTGAATGTATTCGTCGAATTGCAATCCGCTAAATCCATGCGGTTCAGCTAATTTTCCAACAGTTCCAAAATAAAGGATAGTTCTATCTCCACCATTTGTAAACGATGGATCAAGGAATGCGACTCGTATAAGATTATTGTCTAACCATATTGCTTTCTCTGTAGCTTTAGCATTAAGTATTTCAACCTCGGAATAGATTTGATCAGATACTCCAGCGGGACACCAGAATCCACGATACATCCTCCAGTATGAAGCAGTATTCCTTTCTTCAACTGGAACTTTTTCCAAATCTTCAGGAGCATCCATCCATGAATACAGTTTTTTCCCCGCAATCATGTTGGGATTTTTGAAAGTATCAAAGTGAAGACATATCCCACGGGATGTTTCCCAATCATCGTCGTCTACGCTTATTGTTTCCCATCCTTCTTTTGGTTTGGCGAACTTACCAAAAGCGTCAACGTATGAAGCAGGATTGGATATTCCAATAAACTGAAAGCGTTCGCAACCTTTGCTCAAGTTATAGAATGCAACCTCAGTAATAGCCTCTGAAAGCTCAGATAACTCGTCAGCTACAAAGATAACATTCTTTTGGTGGATACCTTGCATCTTTCCAGTAGCATCCTTTTCTTTCTTCTTCTCACCAGGGATTAGAGTGATTCCAGATAGATCGCCTTGAGTGGCTTTTCCGTTTTTGTCTATGTACCTAATTGTATTTAATGAGTCGATTAGCTTCCCTGGAAGTCCTAGCTTTTCACATACAGTCCAGTACTTTACAATCTTTCCCCAAATACGTTGTTTGGATGCTTTAATTGTAGTTGATGTAGCTAGGACAATGGTATTCTCTGGATCTGCTAAGTAATTAATGATAGCCCATATAGCGAATGCTTCTGACTTACCAAATCCACCTGACCCCGCTATTGCTATGTAATCGTGCTTACATGCCGCTTGAATCATCCTATCTGCCCACGGATGCCATATAAAGTTAGCTGGAGCCTTATTGTCTTTCTCAGGCCAAAATGCCTTAGCTATGCGTTTAAAGTGAAAGAACGTATCAACTCCACCAATATCAGCAGGGATTCGTTTAGTGATCTTTTCTCTAAACATAGCAAGCTCGATAGCTATTTGATGTGTGCCTTTTTTCCAGTTAAAGTCATACTGGTGGATGTATCCCTCAATAGGAAGTCCGTAGATTGGAACTGATGTCATGCTTTATAAATTATCAAATATATTGAGTAACTGCAATTTTTTTATTGCATACTTATATACTTTATGTAGGATATGTTTTGTGGAAGAAAAATCAACACATAGAGTAGTTGCAAAACTAAAGCCTTCTGAATGGATGAAATTCAGAGCAGCATTGCTTTTAAAAAAGAAACTTAATTTTTCTGATTGGTTAAGACAGCAAATTGCCATAATCATTAATGAACAATGAGTGAGCTTATTAAATCATCTATCAAACGACTTGGCGTATCTGGAGTAAATAAACCAAAGCGTACACCTAGTCATCCAACTAAAAGTCATGTTGTTTTAGCTAAAGAGGGATCTAAAGTTAAAACAATTAGATTTGGTCAACAGGGAGTATCTGGTTCTCCAAAGAAGGAAGGCGAGTCTTCTTCTGAAAGAAAGCGCAGAGAATCCTTTAAGGCAAGACATGCTAAAAATATATCAAAAGGAAAAATGTCAGCGGCTCATTGGAGTAATATTACAAAATGGGCCACTTTACCATTGACTCCAGATTTATTAAATGGTAGTTTTTATGAATGGGAAAATTATTGCAAATTTCTGATAACATTAAAAGGATTGGCTCAAGGCCTACTAAGTATGGCAGATTGGAATATGCTTTTGAAGTTCCATGTATAAAATGCAATGAAATAAGAATAATAAAAAGAAGACAGCATGCAATTGGAATGAGTAAAAAGCCATGCAAAAAATGCTCCAATAAAAATAATAATCCTCAAGGAATATATAAAGGAATAAGAATTAGTTTTTTTAATAAATTTAAAGTCGCAGCAGAAAATAGATCAAAAACATGGAATATATCAATTGATGATGCTGCTAAAATAGCAGAAAAACAAAACTGGAAGTGTGCCCTTTCTGGTATAAATTTAATTTTCTCAGGTGATTTTAATAAAATTACAGCATCACTTGATAGAATTAATAACTTAACTGGATATGAAGTTAACAATATACAATGGGTTCATAAAAAAATTAATATGATGCGAGGCGAATTAAATGTTGAAAATTTTATTTTCTTTTGCAAGGAAGTTTCAATGTATAATTCATTAAAATATTAAAATATATAATATAAACAAAGTGAAGTGGTAATAATATAAAAAATATATGCTATTAGTAATACCCGTATCTAAACACGACAAACACCTGATTGGACGATTCAAATCCATCATAAATAAATTCCCAGTTGGAACTGACCATGACCTATTGGTTATTGGATCAAAAGAAAATCAAAATGAAATTGAAGAGCTTGAGCATGATGTTAAGCATTTATTTCTAACATCAAAGATTCATTTGATTAATGATAACATGCTAGGTTATCCGATGGCATGTAACTATTATTTCCAGCAAACATGCGCTTATTTGAAAAATAAAAAAGATCATGATAGTTTCTTTTGGTTTGAGTTAGATTCAATGCCCCTTAAATCAAACTGGTTGGATAGTATTTCTAACGAATATTATTTAGATACAACTAAAGCAGTTAAGGAAAAGCGTAATCCTAAAATTTTCTTAGGAGTTAAAGAAAGAAATTATGAAGGTAAAAATGGAGAACTTTTGCCTGAATCAATTTCTGGACCTAAGATGTCTAGCGTTGGAGTTTATTCAACTGAGATATGCGATTGTCCAGTATTGTCATCTCTATCTTTAACAAATAGGCATTGGACATCTGTTATTCAGTGGTATACAACAAAAGAACTAAATAATTCAAAATTAATTCAAAACAACTGGAGAACTAATAATTACCGCAAAGACAATGATTCTATTACATGTGATTCTATTTCTAATTCCGCATGGGATAACCATTATAATAACACTGTAAACAATGATTCCGTTGTAATTCACGGATGCAAAGATGAATCTTTATTTAACTTATTGTTGAACAATCATAAAAATAATAATATGAACATTGCAAAACAAGTATCAATTGATGATGCTGAAGATATTGTAGAAGAGTTTGAAGAGAAACAGGAACGTATTATTTCAATTAACAAAGCTAAAAGAAAAAATAGGTTGTCCATAAAAAATAAGGAACAAGAAGAATGAGCGATGCATTAGAAACACTTTCAAAAGATACTGGTAAACCACCAGAATCTAGGATTAAAGACGCAAAATCAGCATATGAGATTTGGGAGACATTACGCAGGGCAGATGCCGTGTCCGCTTTTGACCGCAGTAAAATTGATGCGGCTTATGATAATGAACGTCCATATGATGAACGTGCGCTAATTAATGCTGGTCAGTCATATCGTGTAAATGTTTCTTGGGGATTTGCTAAACAAGTGTTAGATACAGCTATTGCTGGATATACTGATATTATTAATGCTCCACAAACATTATTCAGTTGCAACACTAATTATGGAAATTCAAATGAACGTGACGAACTTGAGCAAGTTGTAGCTCAAGAAGTAACAGCATGCATTAGATCATGGCGCAACTTCTTTCCAACGTATTTAAAGTTATGCAATAGTTTCATCAAGCATGGTGTCGGACTTGCTCTATTCAATGATGAATGGGATTGGCGTTGGAAAGCAACTGACATGTCAGACTTTAAGATCCCACGTAAAACTGAGATTGGTCAGGAGAATATTGATGTTGCTGCTTGCTTGCGCTTTTATTCACCAACACAATTATATCAACTTATTAAAGATGAAGAGATGGCAACATTACATGGGTTCGATGTTGAAGTATGCAAGAAAGCTATCATTTCATGCGTAAATAATAATAACAATTATTATAACTTCCGTCAGTATGATTGGGAAAAGTTAGAAATGGAACTCCGTAACAACGATTTATTCTTTACGACACAAGCTGCAAACCAGCAGTCTATACGTGTGGTTCATTTGTGGGTAACTGAATTTGATCAACGTGTATCGCATTACATGATTTCAGATGACAATGCAGTACAGCAGTTTATGTTTAAAAAAATAGGACGCTTTGATAATAGCTTCCAAGCGTATACAATATTTACATACGGAGTAGGAACAAACGGATATTATCATGGAGTCCGTGGTCAAGGGTACGATGTATTCGCACTTAATGGTGCATTAAATCGCGCATATTGCTCATTGCTGGAGATTGCATCATTTGGTTCTGCTCCTACATTCCAACCTAAAGATGAGACGGCATTGCAGGAAATGCAGTTCATGCCAAATGGAATCTATAATTTACTTTCTCCTAATATTGACGTTATTAAGGACACTATAGTTCCTAATGTAAGTAATGGCTCGCTGCCAATTGTAAATGCTTTTACGCAGATTTTCCGTGAACGTACATCCGCTTACAATACAGAATCGTTAGTTAATACTAGCACAGAGAAGTCTGCTACACAAGTCCGTGCAGAATTGGGTAATATCGCCAAGATGTCTGTGTCTGCATTGAATCTATTCTTTGACCCATGGGAGTCTTTAATTAAAGAGATGGTCCGCAGGATGAAACGCAAAGACTTTGATGCACGTGAACCAGGTGGAGTTTACATTGCTGGACTACATAAGCGTTTGCTTCGTAGAGGAAATGAAGGATTCGGTGATCGTGATCGTTATCTTAAAGCATTCTTTGATTTGGATGTTGATCGGTTACGTATTACTAAACCAATTGGGGCTGGATCTGAAGCGTCACGCATGATTGCTTTTGATAGGTTGATGGGGATGTTTGGTTCATTGCCTGATTTCGGGAAGCAGAATCTTATTTGGGATATTGCATCTGAAACTGCTGGATATGAAAATGCCTCACGTTATGCAGTGCAGCCAGGTGAAGAAGATAAGCCAACATTCGATGCATCACTTGCACAAGTTGAAAACAATGTGCTTCTTATGGGTGGTCAAATCCAAGTTCTGGATGGTCAGAATGATCTTGTCCATGCT